GAGTATACGGGTGAGACGCGCAAGGGAAAATCAGGCCGCGCACAACGTGTCATGAGGGCCGTCAAATGCTAGAGTTTTGTATTGGATTGATTGTTGGTGCATGGTGTGGATTTCATATTTGTATGCTTTGTGAATACTTAGATCGCAGGAATGATCGTGGCTGAAGACAAGATGTGCATTGATGGCAAGCCCCATACTTGGTGGCGTGATCCAGATGGGGATCTGGAGTGTCTTCGATGCGGAGAGTTGATAGAGAAAAAGACCCCGCCGAAGCGGGGAAAGAGCCATCCGTCAGGGAGGAGACATGACGGTGAGGATGATTCTAACCCCGCAATGTGACATTAAGATTTACTTAATTGGTGTCGAATTGTGCAACATCTGATCTTTAGATTGTGAACTTGCACTGCTACCAAAATAGAAAGCAACGATTCCCGTCCACGCGGTTCCCAATGAACCCAGCATGATATCCACTTCAGCGGCCTGATCAATCTTCCCGATCATCAGTCCTACCAGTATTCCGAAGAATCCCACAGTGACAGTAATTGCGAGAAAAGGGGGAACCCAGCTTTTGACTGCCTTCTGCATATCCCTCGCACTGGCGCGATCATCATTGCTCAAATTGGCAAAATCCAATCCCAATTCCTGAGCCTTGGCCTTCAAATTGATTTCAGCCAACTGAATCGCAGCAACTTGATCCGCAGTCAATTTATTAGACTCAATCGTCTTTTGTACGTCATCGCCTGACATACCCAAAGCCGACTCCAATGCCGAGACAGCCATGCCAGCAACAGGGCTACCAAGTGCTGACGCGACAGTGGGTGCTAACTTCTCTACTGTATCTAACCAATCAGCCATGATGACTCCTATTTTTTATTCCACAGTTCAAATAAAGTCTTAATCTTCTCTTCAACCATGCCAAGCCGCACATCCATCTTGGCTAACACGATCACCAGCGTGATAAATCCCAGAACAATAGGCCAAATCTTGGCTAACAGTTCGACGGTATCCATTATGGCTTATCCGCTTTAGCGTCTAACTTCTCGAATATCTGATCCAACTTATGCAGGATCTTATCAATATCACGACGATAATCTTCTTTGTTGACGTACTTCTCAGGCATATTAGCCATCTTGTCTTCAATCTTGATAATTGAAGACGACAGATTATTCAGTATCCATCCACCGAAAAAACCCGCGATGCCGAAACCCGCGTTGATCAAGGTTTGCGCGTCCAATTAAGCCTCACTAAATAGTTTCGCTTCATTCAATCTGCGGGTCGTGAGGCCATCCAAGACACGCCCACCCGCTTTATTCCATTTTGCGAATTCATCATGCGCGCCATCAAAGTCGCCCGCATTCACTAACTTTAACAGCGTGGAATTCTGAAAGTTTCCCGATCCGCAATTAAACACAAAATCCACCAGCGCATCGTATTGGTGCTGAGTCAATTCAACCGTGACCAAATGCTTCACCACCGTCTCAGCGTGAGCCAGATCATGCAATAGACGATTCACCGCTTCTTCTTCAGTGATTACCATGCCCTCTTTGACATCAGGCCCGGTGCTACCAAATCCAATTGTCCAAATCCCTGCCGGACATTTGTAAGCAGTCAACTTGCATCCTTCAGCCATTTTGACCAAATCTATGCCGTCATTATCAAATTTGAGATTTTCGTTCATGTCTTAATAATAAAGTACAACGCTAAATAAGGTGGAATATTATTGACCGCTGTACCAGATCCTGTGTTCGATGTCGTGGTCGTTGTGGTCGTACTGGTATTCGTAGTCGTGCTGGTGGCAACCGATCCCGTGGGCGTACCCGCTGATGTCTGACCAATCGTCACATTGGCGAATCCAACTCCGGTGTTCGCAGAAGATGTCTGAAACCAGCAAGGCGTTGAACTACCCGTCTGGGGTTCAAACGCACCATAAGTGACGTAAGAATGTTGATGACCAGAATCTTGTGCGCTGTGATTGTGCGTGGGCAACGCATTGCCTGTAAACGAACTGGTGCTGGATGACGTGGAAATGGATGACGACAGTGAACTTGCACCATGATTATGCGCGGGCAAGTTGGCAGTGATTAAGGTATTCGTTGCCGTTCCACCTGTTGCACCCAAGCCATACGATCCACCTGCACCGACCGCGAAGTTGTTGGTCATATTCGGCAAGTTGAATGTAGTGGATCCATCCCCTGCACCAAAAGTGATCCCGATAACGCTAAACAATCCCGAATACGTTGTTCTGGATACCGCTGCACCGTTACACAAAATCCATCCCGATGGAGCCGTAGACGTGGGCCACATATACATCGAACCCACGGGGATATAAAACGTGCTAGGAATCGGAGCAGATGCTGGATTCATCAAAGTCCACGATACATACGTGGAATTGTATTGCAACTTAGTATCCGCGTTCGGGCCTTGAATATCTCCAACTGCCACCGGAATATTGTTGCCCTTCATGATATTCAATGGCCCAATCGCAACACCATTGAGCGTCAATGTCATTGACGGCGTATTGGTCTGATTCGTACCCACCGAGCGGAAAGATATTTCCATCCCGTCATATAACTGTGTCAGCGCAGAAGTCAGCGTCAATGTCATCGCATCAGCGGATCCACCTGCCACGCCGAACTGATAGACGTTTTGCTGCAATTGATCGACTTGAACCGTGCTGGCAATCGTACCCGCTGTCGGCAAGTTAGAAGCAATATCACCCGCAGCCCATGCCTGTGCAGTTGTTCCCTCTTGACCGCGTAATACTGTCAGAGTGTCACCATTGCGGAAGGTACACCACATAATCTCGTGTTGCAGCTTAGTCGCTGCATCGGTCAGCGACAACGTGAAAACTTGATCCGCTCCCGGAGTCGGAAATTTAGCACCCGTACCCGAAGCCAGAATAACAGTCGTAGTGGTAGAATTAATTGGATAAGCCAATGAACTTGATACGTTGTTGGCTGCAATAATGATTGCCATTAGAAACTACCCCCGGCTGCGGTGCTGATCGGATTCAACAGCACCCAATTTGAATAATTGGCGTTATACACGAGATTGCAAATCATATTGGGCTGAATATCACCCGCTAATAATGGGATTTGATCCATCTTCACAATAGATACTGCGCCTGTTGAAGTGGATCCTAAAGTCAATGTCATCGTGGGAGCCGCAGCAGTATTTGCATACACCGCTCTGAAGCTAAAACTCATGCCATCGTTCAATGCTGTCAACATTGAGGGAATCGTCACCAAGATGCTCTGTGCAGTTCCCGTGGCTACCGTGTACGTAAATGAAGATGTCTGCAACTCATCGGGTTGCACGATGTAAGTGTTCACCAACCCCGATGTAATCAGATTGGAAATGATGTCGCCTGTTAGCCAGTTATGCGCGATGGTTCCTTCTTGTGCGCGGATGACGGTTAATTGATCACCATTACGCGCAGTGCATAAACAGATTTCGTGAATCAATTGTGTGGCGGTATCGGTCAGTGTCACCAAGAATCCCTGACCCGCTGATGGATTGGGGAATACCGATCCCGTTGTGGTTGCCACAGTAATGACCACACCCACTGTAGACAGCGGTGCTGCCAGCGTTGTCGTACCCTGATTGCTTGCAAGAAGAACTGTCATTTAAGCCACCACGTCAACATAGAAGGTATATCCAAAAGGCAAATTCACCGCACCCGATTCAATCGCTTCTTTCAATTGTTCAGCCACAATCGGGAGAAAAGAATACTCTTGCGCGACATAGCGCGTTTGCGTGTTATTGTAAACCGAGGTGTCGTATTGCGGTGAATCAAAATCACCGTATTCAGATACCAAACGGGTTGTGGATAAGTGTATGGTAATCGTCACCACATCCACGCCGGGATGCTCGCTGGTATTAAACTGCACCGACACGGGATACGTCTGATCCACCGTGGGAGCCACACCATTTGGCCCAATCAGCCAACGCATACAGCGTTTTTTCAGCCAAACAATATTGAATTGCTTACCATCACCCTTATACAAATTCCACGTCAAAATGCGCTTATACACATCATCGTTTGTGGAATACACCGTATCCGTGGTGACTGATATAACCTGATTGTATCCGTCTACGTTGTAGTCATCAGTATTGTATTCACCCGATGTCTTCGTATTACCCACATACAAGGTAGGCTTAGGATTGCCATACAATCCCGTGGCGACCCATTCCAACAATTGATTAACAATATTGCCCTGCGTATAAACAGGCAGATTTAAGTTGTTGAACGCATCTAAATACGCTTGCGCCATAATATTGTACGCACCAAAAAAGGCGACAATATTGGGATCATCGTTGTACTGCACATACGGGTACGATGGGATGATCTTGGCGCGAGTTGTATTAGCTACTGTCATGCTTGGCTAACCGTCACTTCGCCCAGCGTGGTTTCAAAGTAACTCTGCGGATCACCGTAAATCAATCCCGTGCCAGACGCGGGAGATAATTGCACACCGTTCACCAATACAGTGACGTTAATCACACTGATTAATCGTGGATCCAGAATAGAGACCACCGCTGCTTGGAAAACAGACTGCACTTCAAAGACGTTTAATGGCTGACCAACAGGAATCGAATTCACATAATTCACAATCGCCGGGCCAGCAAGTGTTGCAACAGCACTAGGTGAAACAAAGTTGGTCGCAATCGTATTCCACTGCAACGTGATCGTTGTAAATTGGAAGAACGGCACAACCAAATTGACAGTATAAGTATCCGGGTAGTCGTTAATGTTGACGATCTGATTGCGTAGATTTGGCGTGACAATACCGCCGGACACGTAAGTGCCTGATGATGTTGTGTTTTTACCGATGCTGAATGTGGTAGGGGTAATCACAGTCACCGTCAGCGGAGTATTGTTTATCCCCGTCATGCCGACCACACCTGCAATGTTGATGACTTGCCCTGTAGTAAACCCGTGAGTCAATTGCGTTGTCACAACACCGGGATTGGCATTGGTAATACCCGTCACTTGTAAGACCGATGCTTGTAATTGATTGATGTCAAACAATCCTAAGAAGACAGCATTTGCCATCAAGTAAGGATCGCCACCCGCGCACATCACCATCCAGCCGCCAGATCCCACTTGAGTCAGACTGACTAAGCGTGACTGCACACCGGGAACCTTTTCCAACTGAGTCTTTAAGAATGTCGGCATTCCCTGTGCGGTGGCCTGACCAGCCTGTAAAACTCGCGCACGATATTGCTCAGTCGTCTCCGCAGCCTGACTTGGCGTACCCACAACAGGGTTCGTCACTGATAGCTGAACCGTCGATGGAATAGAAGTAATCAGCGTGGTGACAGTACCTACAGGCACGGCCCATGAGCCAGATACCGTTGCTACTGCGAATAGCTGGGCTGATACACCATTGGTCTGACCAGAAGGGGCTGTACCGATGATACCGCCGTCTTGTATCACATATTGGTATGAGCCATCAGAGACAATAAATCCCGCTGAAATGACGAATCCGGGTGTACCCGTGAACTGCACGTAGACAGAAGTATTGGACGCTGCACCGGGTGTGACACCATACATGATGCCCAACTGGTTTAATAGATAAGCGTTAGCACCGTAAGGTGTGACGCTATTCAATAATTCAACGTAGGCTTGATCGGATAGGGATACCGCTGCCGTGGCGGTGGATGACATATCCTCGACCAATGATCCCGGCAGCGTGGCTGTCAGCCCCGGCGATAGCGTTTCCGCAATCGCAATTAATTCTGCATTGAGAACGGTAGGCGAGGTGGGCTGCGCCCCAGCGATGGATAAAACTGTCGGTATAGTCACGGATGTAGCCATAAATCCTCCTATTCCGATTGTAGCAAAAAGGGGCTAAAAAGCCCCTTTTTATTCACGATAAACTACTGATTAAGCAGCAGGTGCAGCAGGTTCAGCGGGTGCATCAGCGGCTGATGCGTCAGCAGGAGCAGCAGCATCGGCAGGAGCAGCATCAGCAACGGGAGCCGCTTCATCATGCACCGGCTCGGCGGCAACGTCATCAGCAGGTTGCTTCATCTCAGGTGGCACTTGAGGATCGGCTTGAGTCTTAATCTTCATGACCAAGTTCCATGCACCTGTCTTGCTGGGCATCTCGCCCAATGCAGCCAGAATAAAATTTACTTCATCAATTTCAAAGTTTAAATCAATAGCCATTTATGTTCTCCAGTGAGCCAGCGGTGTTACTGGCAAAGTGATTGTACTATTTTTTTGTTGCAGATGTTATCCCGTCATCAACGGGAATGATCTAACCTTACTTGCTGTTAGCTGCAATAGCGTCTGTGAAAGGCTTCAGATCGTTAGAGCCATAATACTCAGCACCTTTTGTTACTTGGATCTGAAGATGCTCTACGT